ATTGTTCTATACTTGCCTCATGAAAACGCTGCTGCTCTGGTTCTTCGGGCCACTCTTGATCGCCATCAACTTCTTTGCCAACGGGACCACCTACGGGCTGATAGCGTTGTTGGTTTTTCTTGGGTTCGCCTTTATTCCGACCCAAAACACCTAAAACCAAACACCCATAAAAAAACCCGCTTCCGGCATTCTCCGGTTAGCGGGTTTGTTCTTTCAGGGGGAAGCGCTTCGGTAGGCTTGGCCCTCAGCGCTCGTTCAAATAATCAATCGCTGTGCGCTCAGCGATACGCAGGCCATCAAACACCTCGGGAACCTCCTTCTTTCTGATGCCGAGTTGCTGCATCACCCAGGGCAGTACGTTGTAGTCCAGCCCGACGATGCCGCCACTCATCCCCCCCGTTCGCCATTGCGTTTGCATCGCCCGTAAAACGGCGAGCGGCGCTTCGTTTTCTGGCCAGAGGGCAAAATCAAGCAAAGCGGTGCGGCGTTCGGATAAATCGGCTTCCACCCCCCAAGCGGCCAATGAGGCTTCTGTTTCGCTTAAATCGGCTGTGCCGCCCTGTAGCCAGTGGCGGACAGCCGACCTCAGTTTTTTACGCGGCTTTCGGTGAGCACCTTCAGATAAGCGTTAAAAATCTCAGTGGCTGACGTCGGATAGGCATCGAGCAGCGTGGCGAAATGGGCCGGATCAAATAACAAGGGATTCCCTGCCGAGTCGGCAACGCCTTCCCATCCGGCAATTACGGTGGCCAGGCCTTCCAGGTCGGTTTGCGCCGAAGCGCGCTCAATCCATGCCTTCAGTGCCTTTTTCCCCTGGTGCTTAAACTCAAGCGTCAGGCTTGCCTCTCCCGCCGGCGTCGTAATCGCTACATCGGCCTTGAAGGTTGGATTCGGTTCGATTTTAAACATGATCAATGCACCACCAGTTTGACTTCATCATTGCCCGCCGAAGGCACGGCGCGCAGGTCATAACCGATCATCAGCTTGCCGTTCACATCTTGCTTGCTGGGATTGGTTAATTGCACTGTCGGCATGAACAGCATCACTTTGCCACCGGCGACCGTGCCATGCATCAAGCCCAGCGCTTGCACGGTATTGGCTTTCACCGTGCCCATAAAAGCGACTTCCTGCGCCGCCGTCAGATCAAGCAGCACCTTACCGGTCGCATTGCGGTCAGTCACTTCCACCGTTTCGCCGCCGAGCAGCGGCATGTAATTGACGCTATTACCGAGCGAGATTTCCAGCCCCTTGCTTGGGTAAGCAGTGCCAGCGGTCAGCGTCGGTGTCGCCGGCGTATAGGTGCAGCCAAAGATTGTGTCACCGGTATTGGCTTCTGAAATCACCACCGGCGTCTTGAAGCCACTCAGCGTCAGCGCCGCCGGGGCAGTAGCCGTCACGCCGCCATCCAGCCCCTGGAACTTGAAGGACATCACTGGCCGTTCACCGGCATTCATCTTGAAGCTGACATCACCACGACAACCCCGTGCCACATGCTTGACGCCGTCGGAGAAGTAATAGATCGAGACCGCATCGGCCACTGGCGTCGTCAGGTTGTATTCTGCCCGCACAGAAACGGTCAGCGTCTCGACAAAACCGCAAGCGCGCAGCAGCGGGCCATAGCCTGGCGCTGTGCCAGCCGCCCCGGCGCCGGCCAGTTCGACATCAAAATTCATTTCAACGTAAGCCGCACCGATCAGCTCTTCTGAACCGCCCAGGAAGGGACGAATCAGATCGCGTTTGACGTTGCTAGCCTGTAGCGGTGTGATATTGACGTTGGAAACCAGAATGGCGTTGGCCGCTTCGGTAGGCACCGCATCAGTGCCGTAGACCGTTTCGACCTTTGCCAGAATCGAGGTATTACGAATGGAACGCGTGGCCATGGCTTATTCCTCAGAGGCTTTCTTGGGGGGTTTAACGACCGGCAGCGGATCGACCGCAACCGGTGCCGGCTTGTTGGTAGACGGCTCACCCGGCTGGCGTGGCGTATTGCTTTCTTCAGGCATTAGGCATTCCTCAAATAAGTAGTAAAGCGGAATTCATCGGCCCACCAGAGCAGGCCAGCATCAAGTTTCAAGAGGCTGGCACCGGCAAAGCGGATCGGCTCGCCGATCGTGGGCTCCGGTACCCATCCCAGCAGTGCCGCTTTGACCTGCGTGCGGATCGGCTCCAGGGCAGCCATGGCCGTTTCACCAGCCACATCCCCCAAACTGGAGACCACCACGAAAACCGAAAAGCTAATGCTCAGGCGCTGCTCAAAGCCACCGAGCAGCAGGTTGTCTTCCGCCGATTCCGACATGGCGACTAGGTAGCAAGCCGGCGTCGCCACATAGCCCCCTTCGACTGCGCTCAAGTCAGCCGCGCCGCCAATCACCGCCATATCAGTGAGTTGACCGCGCAAGCGAGCGAGAATGGGCGACAGGTCCATCAGTAACGCGCCAATGCATCGGCCGTAAATGCTCGTTCTGGGGTACGGCTGCTGATCGTGACGCTACTCGGCGCAGCGGTCGCAATGGGCGTGGCTTCCAGCATCATGCCGCCGGATGAAATCGCCTTGAGGCGGCGCACGGCATCCTCGTAGCGATCTCGCACCGCCGGCACCATCTGGTTGCCATACAAAAAATAACGCGCCATGTCACAGCAGATCAAGCCCAGCACCGGCGGCACGTTACTCAGCGGTAACTGGTAACGCACTGCCAGGTAAGCATCAATCTCGGCCCCCGCATCCTCAATCGCGCGGTCCAGCACAGCAGCATCCACCGTACTGCCGCCGCGACTGGTGAGCTTGATCAGCTCTTGCGAGCCGAAGCGGGTTTCCAGATCGGACTGACTGGCGTAAGCCATGGTTTACTTCTTCTTACCGGCGTCGACCGCGACGGCCAACGGGCCGTCAATCGCGCCCAAGGTCAGCAGTTCGGCGGCATCGGTTTCCGACAAGTCGACGATCTCGCCCTCCGTAAAGACTTTGGTTTCCTTGGACTCAAGGTCAAGCATGACTTTGAGCGGTGTTTTGCAGAGATATTTCGGCATCAAAAAAACTCCTGAAATCCGGCCCCATCACAGGGCCGGAGAATTAAGGGGGATTAGTTCGGGGCAATAATCAAGTAACCGGCTGAGATACCCGACAACACCGGAGCACGCTCGTAAGTCACTGGATAAATCCAGCTCTTGGTATTGCCGTCGTAGTACGGCTGATCAGCGGCCGGGTTGCCTTCCATGGTGTAGGTGTAACCATAGGACGGCTCATCCGGGTCACCCAAAGAACCTTCCGGAACAAATGCCAGCACCGCGTTGTTGCCCCAAATATCGGTAGCCACGTTGGCGTCATTCCAGTAGACCGCTGCGGCAATGACCACCTTTTTGACGTTGAACAGCCCGGCCAGCATGTCCGGCGTAATCGATTGCGCGCTCGTATATTGAAAGCGCGACACGACGGACGGATTGTTTTTACAGGCATTGAAGGCGACGGCGGAAAGCACAAGCACGTTCGGATAAACCCCGCACTGGCTACGAATGGCTTCACGGCCGGCATCGATATCGGTCAGCGGCACACCGGTTGAGGCACTCCATTTGGTCGCACCGGCCAGTGTCACTTTGTTCAATGCGCCATAGTTGGCCGCCGTGACGGCCAGTGTCGCTTGCTCGACTTCCAGCGCCAGTTGCAGTGCTTTCATGGTCTTGCGCACCGCACCAGCCCCCAAATCAACGCCTGGGACGAGGGCAGCATCGCGTTGATATTCACGCGGCACCATACCTTCCAGTGAGTGATTGAGCAGAGCGAAGGGCTTGCCCAAATAGCCATACTGCACGCGGCGCGTCGCCGAACCAGGCGTGCGCGCCGAGGAATACAAACGAAAAGCCTCGCGGCCGAATTCAAGAATCTGTCCACCGGCGGCAGCAACGCGTGCCGGCGGGAACAGACTGGCCCCGACGAACTCCTGATTGCTGTAGCCCTGGGCCACACTGGTCAAAATCGGATCAATCACCCGGACGGAAGAAGGCGTTAAAACATTTGGCATCGTGTTTCCTTTCTGAGATTAAGCCAGCGCGATTTCGATGAAATCACCCGCTGCACTGGCGGCCTGCATGGCGTAGCCAACGATGTACTGCGGCGGATCGCCACCCGAGAGTGCTGGCGCGCCGCCCAGTCCTGGGGCCCCGGAAATATCGGTCGTCCCGTTAGCAGCGGCCGAGGTCACAGGCGTAGCGCCGGCCGCAATAGCTAATGTGCCCACCGTCGCATTGAGAGAGCCAATAGTCGATGCCAAGGCGCTGGCAGTCACCACGCGTCCGGACGCATCAACCGCTAGCGCTGCACCAATGGCAATCGCCGCGCCAGCTTCTGCAACCGCCGTACCCAAGCGGCAGACGCGGACCATTTGGGCGTTGGCAGCACCAAACTCAGCAATGCCCAGCACCTTTTGCCCGGCCACCGTGGCCTGCGCCCCGTTAAAACCGACGGCGCGATATTCAGCCACTGCGCCCAAAGCGAGAATCGGCAGGGATAAAACAGAAATTCCTTGTTGGCTCATCAATGGCTCCTAAGGGTTAATTAACGACCGCCGACGGCTTTGATAGCCGTCAGATAATCGACTTTGTTTTGTTGCTGGTAAGCCAGCGCCTTTTGATGCGTAACCAGGGACTCCTGATTCACCACCGCCCGATCCGGGGCGGCGAATTCGATAGGGGAAGCCGTTGCAGCGGCCTTATCGGTCGTTGCCATTTCAGCAAATTCAATCCGCTTGGAAAGACCAGACAGGAAGGTTTTAAAACCATCAATCAGCGGTTTTTGCGAATCGCCATCGGCGAACTGGGGCGACTCGCTGGCAAACAGATTCATCGTAGCCACGACAACCGCCTTGTTGGCCGGCAGCAACTTACCCTCGCCAATCAGGCCATCGGCAAAGGCCACATTTTGTTGATTGATCTGCTGCGCCGCAGTGGCCTTGTTCGCTGCCTCGGCATCGGCCAATTTGGATTTAAGCTGGGCGTTCTCGGCCTCCAGCGCGGCCTTTTGTTCGGGTGTCACGGTCGACGTCTCCTGTGGGGGTAAAACGATGGGTGCTGCAAAACTGGGGGATGGCGGCGCACCGGTATCGGACTCAGCCGCTGCTTCAGCGACTTCCTGTTGCGCCGCCTGCTCAAGCTGCTGCACCTGGTAACCGGGGATCACCTTGTCGGCCTCTTCCTGGCCGAACTTGCCGATCACCCAGTCGCGCAGCGAACGCCACAGGCCAGCATTGGTCACGTCATCCCATTCGGAAAACTCGACGATGCCTTCTTCAGCATCAGCAAAGGAGAATGACGGGGTGCGCAGCCCTTGAACCGCCGGCGCCTGGGCGCCGAGAAAACCCACATGGCGCAGATAAAACACGCCGGGCACGGGGTTGCTCTTGGCGTTTGGCGCAAAGAAAGCAGCAGATATTTTCTTGAAGCGGCCGGCGGCAACCATCTCGGCAAAGGCCGGATCAACCTGGTGCGGTTCGGCATCCAGGCCGCTATCGGCAAACGCGACAGACTTCACCCAGCCATAGGCCGGCGCATCAACTTTGGGGTGCCCGACAACGATCGGCGCCTCAAACAAGGCCGGATCGTAAGCGGCTGCAGAGGCAGCTAGGTCGGAATCAGAAAAGGCCAGCGTGGCACCGCTCATCGCGGTATGCCGGCCGGTCTTAAAAATCTGGAGGGGTTTGGATGTATTCGCCATGCCGCCGATTTTGCGCGGCGGGGCGGGGATTACTCAGGGGGAAGGGGTTCGGCAGAACCCTAGTTAATTGCAGG